AGGGTTGCCTGGTGGTCCGGCGGGACCTGGTGGTCCCACTGATCCAGGAGAACCGGTTAGCCCACGGTCTCCTTGGGCTTGATGCTTCCCAGCCATGAAGCTGGAGACCACGGCGACGACGATGAAGAAGGTGGAGAGTCCCACCAGTAGGGTTGGGGACATGGCGCCGTCCTCGGGGTGGGCCATCCGTAGCCTATGAAGCTCAGCCTGGGCGGTCTCCGCTTCCTTGCGAGTCTCGGTGATTCGCTCCTCACAATCCTTCTCGCCCTTGTCTCTGGCCCGAAGTACTGCTGCCCAGGCGGTGATGATGGCAGCCAGGCCGGTGAGCACGGCGGCGATGAAGACGCCATCGATCGTCGTGCTACCGATGGTCAGGGCGACGATCAAGCTCACATATTTGTCACTGGGCGGCTGATCCGTAGAAGGGGGCATCAAAGCTGAAGATGCCTCCGTCTGCAGCAGCCTCCCAGTACCCACAGCCATCAGGATCAGCCGACATGGCAACCACAGGCCAGTTGAGCTTCTGGTCGCCCATCCCTCCCATCATGGGTGCGTTGCCGAAGGTGAAGACTCCCCCGTCGCCTCCCACCAAGTAGTAGCCCGATCCATCCGGCTGGGCAGCCATAGCCACAATCGGCTTGGTGAGAGCGACGTCACCACAGGAGCCGAAGAAGGAGGCTGCGCCGAAGGTGAACACTCCCCCGTCAGCGGCAGACATGATGTAGCCACCGGGGACCGAGGCCGCTGCCACGATGGGAGCGTTGAGCGCTTGACCACCGAGAGACCCGTAGAACGGGGCGTCGAAGCTGAACACGCCTCCGTCCTGGGCAACGAGCCAATAGCCAGTGCCATCTGGATCAGCGACAATGGCCGCAACCGGTGCCTTGAGCTTGGTTGACCCCAGAGAACCGAGGAACGGGCAGCCGGGGCCGAAGGTGAAGATGCCGCCGTCGGAAGCCACCATGTAGTAGCCGCTGCCGTCAAGCCGAGATATCCCCCCGACGATCGGGGCATTGAGAGATGTGGCCCCGAGTGAGCCGTAGAAGGGGGCGTCGCCAAAAGTGAAGACACCTCCGTCACCAGCGAAGAGGTGGTATCCAACCTGGGTGGCTCCCATTCCGACAATGCCAGCGTTGAGCCCAGGTGGGACCGGAGGCGTGGGTTGACCACCTCCGGCACGGGCCATGATGATATCCCAGGGGAAACTGGTACCGCAATCCCAGTGACCGCCCCCGGCTGAACCTAAATTGACGTGGGCGCAGACACCCTTGCTGTGCCCATCCTGGGCTTGAGCGTCGTTCAGCAGGGTAAGCGGGATGCTTGACCGTTTGGACTCTTCACCTACCCAGTCCCCGGTGTTGTTCAGCATGGTTGGGTGAGCTAGCCAGGTAGCACGGTCCCATGAAGCGAAAGCGCAAGTCTCGGCCGCAATGCAATACGGATTTGCATTTGCTTGGGTCCATGCTTTGCGGTCAGCAGAGACGTATTCACCGACGACGCCGGGAGTGTCATCGATACCGACGTGAGAAGAGGCCTGGCAGGAGGAGTTGGCGAAATACGAACCCAAGCTCTGATAGGACGTACTGCCCTCAGCAGTGTGACAAACGATCAAGCGGGTAGCACTGCCGCCTCGATCTGACACGTTGGGACTGGGGATCCAGACCCTTTGCAGACTCATGACTGAGGCTCCCCATAACCGGGATCAGTAGGAGCAGTAGCAGTGTCATCAGTCGCCCAGTTCTCGGTTTGGTCAGCGTCGGGGACACTGTCGTCATCCGGTGGTTGATCGTCCTTGGTTTCGTCTTCGGGCTTGTCGTGCCAGTTTCCGGGGTCAGTATCAGTCATTTCATCCTCCTATTAGTGTCGGTTGATCGCTGGCGTAGGTGAAGACCCACGACAGGCCGTCGAGGAAGACCTGGCCGGTCGTCTGGCTGTTGGGGTACCGGAGGCAGATCACCCCGTCGGTCCTGACGTTGACTCGATAGAAGCGAGCCGGGATGACGTCCTCGACGGTCACCAGAGTCATGGCCTGGGACGGCACGGTCCCTAATGGGCACAGCATCATGGGAGAGTTATCCGGCGGATTGCCGCCGGGGTAGAAGATCTCACCACCTAGCTGACAGCGTCCCCAGGGATCGATCATGGAACGGACCTGGGAACCGGGCACGATCTGCCAGGGAGACTGCACCAGGCCGGAGGCGTCCTGCCAGGCCGGAGCGACCAGATCGCCCATTCCGCCCGGCGTTCCCGCCGGTCCGACCGGCCCCTGCGCCCCCTGTGGTCCGGTGGCGCCCTGGGTACCTTGCGTCCCGGTCGGTCCCGCTGGCCCAGTGGGTCCCTGCGGCCCGGCGGCGATGTCGAGAGTCATCCACCCTGCGGCTGGGTCGTAGAAGTAGACGACATAGCTCGTGGATCCAACCAGCCACACCATGCCCGCTTGGTCTGGCGTAGGGGTCGCCGGGAGATAGCTGGCGTCTGGTACCACTCCGGCGATCTCGAAACCTCCAGGAGGTCCCTGGGACCCAATGTGACCCGTAGGACCGGCGGGTCCAGTTGGTCCTTGTATCCCTTGTGCTCCCTGTGGTCCCGGTTGTCCTGGCGGTCCCGGCAGTCCGGGTACCACAATCTCCACCACGTCGGTGGTGGGTGAGAAAATGACCGGGTCAGACATTGCGCTCCATCAGTCGAAGGTGAAAAGACCTGGAGGGTTGGTGGAACCGTCAGGGGTGGTCAGGTAGATCTGGATCGTGGCCCCTGACCCCCAACCGTTAGGGACGGTGAAGTCAACGGTGCTGTCGTTGACCACCGTGAAGGCAGCCTCTACGCCGCTGAAGTTCACGCTCGTGGTACCAGTGAGCAGACTGCCTGCGAGTTCCACCGTGATGCCGGTGGTCCCGTGGTCAGGGGTCATGGAGGTGATGACTGGAGTCAGAGAGGGCGGCGCCACGGGCATGACTTGGGTGATGTTGGGATCGGCCAGGAAGAAGCCCTTCATGAGCCGATCGGTGACCCCGTTGGCGTAGGCGACAAAGATGTCGTAGAGGTATGACCGTCCAATGCCCCAGTATCCCACTGCTTGGACGGAGCCGGGATAGTTGCCCCACTCGAAGTAGGTGAGGCTGTCCTCGGCGGAGATGTGAAGCTGGATCGACGCCCCGTCGCTCAAGATCGTGCAGCGACTGTTGACGTCATCTAGTCGCAGGGCGAGGACGCTGTTGGTGTTGCGGATCTCCATGACGGCATCGGCGAGCGGGACAAGCCGTCTGGTGTCGGAACTTCGTAGTCGGACTACCCGCTGCCAGTCGGCCCCGACATCAAGATGGAAGTCGTACTCGGCGAGCGGCATTACCAGACCAACGTCTGCACGAAGAAGTCCTGTTGCTGCACGTCGTTGACGACCTCCTCAGCCTTGACCTGTTCGCCTTGGGCGGAAACGGTCAGGTAGGTCCCATTCACGAAGCCCTGCTTCTCGTATTGCGTCACCCGGTAGACGGTGTTGTCGTAGGAGAAGCGGTCTCGGAAATGGGCAGCGGTGTTGAGCGAACTGGTACGGAAACGGTCAGTGGCTTCGGTCACCTGGAAACAGATGCTGGCCGTGGACAGGGTGTAGAGGCCTTCGGCGCTATCGATTGGATCGTTCTGCCGGAAGCTCAGGAACATCACGGGTAGTACCACAGGTGGGTACCAGATCCGGCTCGGACCTTCGTCATAGACGGTGTCCTTGGACGAGGCCACTGAGTCGTACTCGAACCACAGCACGCTCTCGCCCCAGTAGCGTTGGTAGTTCCGCATGATCTCGTTGATCCGCAGGATCCGGTCTTTGGCGTACCAGCCGGGGGTGTAGAGAGGCATCTACCACCACCCGACCCAACCGGTGTTGATCGTGGTGTACTGCCAGTAGTAGCCCTGGCCGGTGGTGGAGTCGACGTCTCTGGTCGGATCGATGTCGGTGTTGGGCTGCGTGCAGACGTAGCGCTGGTTCTCGTAGTCGATCAGGTCGTTCTTGTTGTAGGGGCGGGTCGAGTCCCACAAGCCCTGGTAGGTGTACATCTGCTCGACCACGTCGATGGCCGGGATCTCACGCTGAGGCCAGGTTTGATCGTCGTACTCCTTGGAGCGATAAAGCGGGACGAGACGCTTCGTTGTCCGGGATGTACGCCGCAGCTTCGACATGGTGATGCGGTAGAGACCAACGCCCAAAGCTGAGGAGAGTGCCAGGTACTGGTTCTGGAGTAGTCCGATCATCTGGGTGATCTGGCTGAAGGTCTGGCTGATCGGGATGGTGACGCCGTCGGGCGTATGCACGTCGTGTTGTTGCGCCGCCCCCACGGCCATGTCCCACAGGGCCATGATCGTGACCAGGATGGAGATGGGGTACTCCTCGACCTCGGAGATCTGCATCGGCGCCGGACTGCCTGGGGCGATGGGTTGGCCCGTAGTACCAAGGGGAGGTGGTCCTGGCGGTGGCGGGTAGCCGACATCGATATCGGCGGTTGGCTCCAGCCCGTAGGTGTGCTGGATATAGGCGGTGCGGACGTAGAGGTCGAACTCAGCGGGCAGATAGTCCCGGTAGAACGTCCCCTGGGCGACCATGAGCAGTCCCTGATCTGGTGCCTTGGCGAAGGTGAGGATCCCGCCGTGGTCGTCCAGGAAATAGTCCTGGTCGATGACCTGAGCCTTCGTGCCCCCAGGGGTGGTGTCGGTCAGGACGACCTGGAGGCTCGGGCGCTCCACATTCTCGATCGGTAGCTCGAATCGCCAGGCCACTCCGCTGCACACCTGTCGACAGATGAACGGCCTGGGCAGGTCCCGCAGCCGGAGGCGGCTCATCTGGGCGATGCGCTGGGTGGACTGAGGATTGACCGGCGGGTAGAGCAGACCCTGGTCGGTATCGGGGTACTGACCCGGTTGTCCAGCCGTGACGTCATAAGGGTTGGGTAGTCCCGATACCGGCCCGGTCAGCGACACAAGTCAAAGGCTAGTTATGGGTGGTCCAGGGGGGTGGAGCACCCGGAGTTACGCTGGCTCTGTCCGGTCCGCTAACACCGGTCATGAAGTGAATCGCCAAAAATCGCCAAGAACACTCGGGGAAAAAATGTCTTCCTCCGCATACAACTGCGTCAAGTCGCAGGACCTGGACCTGGTTGCCAAAGCGGCCAAGGGTTACAAGCAACTCTCCAGTGTCAGCAGCGTGGTGGAAGCTGCCACCAAGGCAGGCGAGCACCTCAAAGAGGCGATGCAGAAGACCATCCGGGGCGAGTCAACGCTGCGCTCCTACCAGGATGTGGCAGCGGGAATCACTGTGTTCCAGGAGTCTCAGAACGTCGTTGTTGGTATCTCTGACTCTTCACCACTTCTTCCCCGGGCCCGCCAGATGGACCAGGTATATCCGGTGGCGGAGGTAGTAACCGACCTGACCCGCCAGCAGAGTGACACCGAGACGGCGTTCTATGACGCCCTGGCCGAGATCATCAGCCGATGACCGTCCTCTTCCTGCCCCTCGACACTGATCCCAATCCGCCCTTCCTCGGGCTGTACACCGAGGAGGACATGGGGCTGAAGACGCTCCTTCAGGGCGTGACGGTGGTGGACCTGAACTCGACCGACGCCGCCCCCCGACCGGTGCCGGTGTGGTTCTACAACCCGGAGCGGGAAGAGCGCCGCATCACCTACCCCAACATCACCATCAACTTCACCGGGGAGCGCATCGCCCACGAGCGTGAGCACCGGGGCTGGGTCCAGGTGGGCTACCGCTACCTCCAGAACATCCCCTTCAACACCGATCATCCGGTGATGATGGAGTACCCGATCCCCCTGGACCTGGACTACACCGTCACGGCCAGCGCTCGGATCAACCAGCACATCTCCCAGATGAGCGGCACCCTCACCATGGGACGGCTCCATCCCCGCTTCGCCCAGGTTAATTGTCCGGGAGGAACGACTCGTCGCCTGGAGGTCCTGGGAGTCACCAGAGCAAATGGTGTGGAGGCCGACAAGCGCATCTTCCGGCAGATCTATCAGATCCGTATCCCCACCGAGGTCGAGACGCCAGAGCCGACGCTCACCACCCGTGTCCGCAGCTTGATCCTCTCCGTCCTGGCTAAGAACACCGGAGAACTCTTCAACACGACCAACGTGTCCAGCAGCGCCGACCAGACACTCCCTCACGAAGGAGGCTAAATGCCCACGCTCACCCGTCCCGGTGTCTACGTAGACTCGTCCTCGTTCCCCACCTATGCCAGCAAGTCAGTGGGGACTGCAGCAGCGGCGTTCATTGGCGCCTGCCCCCGAGGCCCTCTTCTCCCTCCCCCTGCGCTGGCGCCCACCTTCGTCACGTCCTGGAAGGACTTCACCGATAACTATGGCGGCTTCGAGACCGCCTACCCGCCCAGCCCCCTGCACCTGGCCGTGTTCAGCTACTTCTCGGCGGGCGGCACCACCGCCGTGATCGTCCGGCCCATGTCAGCAGGAGCCGTCGACGCCTCCCTCTCCTTCTCCGACGAGGCGACGACGGCTGCGAAGCCGACCCTGGAAGTCAGCGCCGCCAACCCCGGTGTGTGGGGCAATCAGATCTACATCGACATCCTGCCCGGCACCATCACCGACGACCTCGACAACGTCTTGAGCTTCACGCTGGTGGTGAAGTACCAGGGAACGCAGTCGGTCAACATCGTGGAGCGCTGGGAGAACATCTCAATGGTTGCCAGTTCCACCAACATGGGGGTCAACAACTACGCCCTCGACGTGGTGAACAGTTCCTTCACGGGGTCCAACTACATCACCCTGACGGATCTGCACTCGACCACGGCTGCCCCCGCCAACAATCCCAAGGTGACGACAGCCAGCACGGCGTTGACCGGTGGTGTCGACGGCACTGCACCCGCTCTCACCGACCTGACCGACGCCGTCCACGCTTTGGACCAATATCCTGACCAGCCCTTCGTGCTCAACCTTCCAGGTATCACCGACTCGGCCACCCTTGGTCCGATCGTCGGCATCGCCGAGGGGAGGGGCGATATGTTCGTGGTGATCGATTGCCCGCCTGGGCTGACCCCCTCCGCCATGGCTGCCCAAGCCGACGGGTTCGGGTTTTCTTCCGCACAGGCTGCTGTCTATTTCCCCCAGGTTCAGATCTCTGATCCTTACTCGCAGGTAGCGGGCCGGACCCGTCTCATTTCCCCTGGTGGGTTTGTCGTCGGACAGTACATCGCCACCGATCAGACCAGAGGCGTCCAAAAAGCTCCCGCCGGTCTCGGTGCTTCTCTGCTCGGGGTCAGTGGCTTGGAGACCACGCTCACCAACACTGATCAGGGGCTACTCACTCAGTCCAGTGTGAACTGCCTCATCTCGATCCCCGGCTCGGGTGTGGTCATCTGGGGAGCACGGACGCTGTCGCCCTACCTGGTCACCCGGTATGTTCCCGTCGAGCGCACCATCATCTACCTCAAGACCCAGTTGGTGGCGCTCAGCCGCTTCGCCGTCTTCGAACCCAATGACTGGGTGCTCTGGAACCAGATCGTCTCGGTCCTCTCTCAGTTCCTCACGGCGTTCTGGCAGGGCGGAGGGCTACGAGGCCGCAATGGCGGTGAGGCGTACTACATCATCTGTGACGACAGTAACAACACGCCAATGACCATCCAACAAGGCATCGTCAACGTCGAAGTCGGTATCGCTCTTCAGTACCCCGCCGAGTTCGTCGTCATCAAGCTCGGCCAGTGGGCTGGTGGTCAGAGCATTTCTGTCAGCACGGTCTAAGGAGGACACATGACCAGTCGAGCACCTAACTCTGATCCCCTGCGGAACTTCCGCTTTGGTGTCAACATCAACCACCCACAAATCCCCAACCTCCCCCGACTGGGGTTCATGGCAATGTCAGGGCTGGCTGTCAACAACGAGGTCATACCCTATAGAGAGGGTGGCAACAACACCACAACTCGGAAGATGCCCGGCCAATCCGACTTCGGTCCACTGACCCTCACCAGAGGGCTGATGGCGGTTCCGGTTGGCGGAGGCAACATTGGTCAGTCAGTGGGAGGAAACCTCACCTCGGATATGTACGCCTGGTTCAGCCAGATCTTCTCCGTCAACTGGGGCGCAGGCTTTGGCAATCCGGGCCTCGACTTCCGAGTCGGAGTGACGATCGACGTGCTGGCTCATCCTGTCACCTCCGGTCCGGGAGCAGCCGGGAACGAAACGACGACAGCGGTTCCACCCATCAAGGCCAGGTTTATGCTGTATAACGCATGGCCCATGGGCTACTCCTTCAGTGATCTGGAAGCCGGTGGGAACGCAGTCTTCATTGAGAATCTCACCTTGGCCCACGAGGGATGGACGCTAGTTACAGCCACCCAGGACCTCACCAACTACGTCTCCTCGTCGTTCCACATAGCATGAGCGTTTTCGAGTCAAAGCCGTTGGATCCCCTAGCCGATCCTGACATCGCCAACGATGCCGTCAAGAGGCTCACCGAGGCTCCGCTCCCGCTCATGCAGGCCCCGCCGGGGAACACCACCACCTTGCCCGGTGGGTACATCGACGCTGAAGGGAATCTGCACAGCGACGCCCGGATCCGAGAGATTAATGGCTCCGACGAAGAGGCCATGGCCCGTGAGCTACGCAATCCTCTGGTCAACATCCCCAAGGTTGTGGACCTGCTGCTCAAGCGCACCGTGCTGGCCGTCGGGACCATCGATCCGGTCACCCCTAAGGTCCTCAGTGACATGCTGACCGGTGACCGGGCGGCACTCATGCTGGCCGTGCGGATCCTCACCTTTGGCTCCGACTGGGAGGTACCCGACTTTCCCTGCCGTCTGTGTGGCAAGACCTTCGCCACCATCGTGGAGTTGGATTCCATCACCATCACGAAGCTCGACAACCCGATGGTCCAGGAGGTCGAGGTCGAGCTACGTAACGGGCACACCGCCCTGGTCGCCCTGCTGTCGGGTGGCGTTCAGCTTGAGATGGTCGGTGACGGCAACCGGACCGGCCCCGAAGAGGCCACCATCGCCATCGATCGCTGTATCCGCAAGATCGATGGCCTGCCCGTCGGCGGTTCCATCGCCCAGAAGATGAGCATGGCCGACCGGCGCAAGATCGTCTCGGCCATGTCTGACGCTCAACCCGGTCCCCGCATGGAGGAGGTGGTGGTGACATGCACCGAATGCGGACGGGAGGCCGACTACACCGTCAGCCTGGTCGATTTGTTTCGCTAGCAGTCTCACTCCCTTCGATCTTCTTTACCTCCAGTATCAGCGCATCTCTGAACGGTTCCCTGGCTGGAGTTTGTCGGAGATCAAGGCCATGCCCTTTTACGAGCGTCGCCATTGGGTCGACGTAGTACTGAACCAGGGGAACTAGATGGCTGACGGTGGCTACGGGGCAGGACTGTTCGACTCTGAGGGTCCGAAGCAGTTCGCCGAAGAGGTGGGGAAAATCTCCAGCGCCCTCACCGGGGTGCAGACCGCCTTCACTACCTTCAGTACCGCAGCCAGTAAGAGCGTGGGCGCTGTCGCTTCTGCTGTCGATGCCCTGATCGCCAAGCTCGGTCAGGCTTCCCAGCTACAGCAGGGCCTAGGTGCCTCTGGTGGTGGCGGTGGTGGCGGCGGTGGTGCTCCCATAACTGCGCCCAATGGTGCCAGTGGAAATGTGGGTGCAGCCGGAAACATCCTTGTACGTCAGGGAGGACAGTGGGTTGCGTCCAAAGGCGGCGGGCCAGGTGGATA